TTGCTCTGACATAAATTACTCCTCATTCATCATGTTGTATATGTGCAATAAAACTGCACGTTTCCCTTCTTCAAATGCTGTAGCATTAGCATCGCCAGCTACATAACTTGAGGCTCTCCAATTACATCTTGCCTCAAGATCTCCTAAAACTTTTTTACCAGCATTACTTTCAAAAACATCAGTATACATGGTTTTAAGTTTTGTTATCTGTTCGTTCATTTAGATACCATCCTTGATGCTTGCGCTAATTGAGCTACATCTTGCACATCTTGGCTTTCTGCCTGACGCGCCATCATAGCCTCTTGCTGTGCTGCCTGTTCTTCTCTTACAGCGTCAACTTCAGACTGTGGGTTTACAACTTTCTTAGGAACGCCAAGGCTGTCCATAATGTGATTTACCAAACCATCAGCATTAATATGTTCGGCTACTGGCAACGCTTGAGCTAGTGGAAGCAGTATTTCCAATGCTTGCATTGTGCTGTTAAGACTGCTTGATTTCTGTGCGCGAGCTAGTGGTGATACATACTCAACATCTACGTCAAGACCTTGTAGAACTTCTGGCGGTGTTGCCAGCATATCTGCCCGTAACATCAAAGCAAATATACGGTCAATCATTGGGCGTAGCATCTCATTCATCAAACGCCCTAGTACTGGTCCGATTACGCGCATACGCTCCTCTTGGCGTTGCACAACCTCTGTAGCTGTCATATTAGGCGAACCGCCTGTTAGAAGCTGATCTACATAGAATGCTGAACGTATAGCTGTTCTGCGCTGTTCTTCCATATTCAGGCCAATAGGTATGTTTGCGCCTGTGTTTAGTGGCGTAATTGTATCTCTTGTGCCACTTCTAAAGAAGTTGAGTCCCCCAGGCTGGGTACGGACAGGGAGAAGAAATCCGTCATCAGGAACCAAAAGCGGAGGATCAATTAGTTTCTGTGCAGCTTGTATAATGGTCTTTGACATTAGATTTAACATCTTAACATCTGGCAACGCCACCATAGCTGGGGAACGCCCCATCACTTCGCCAGTTGCCTTGAGGAAGCGCGGAACAACGTATGGGAACTCTTGGAACCCGCTTTCTTGAATAACCATCTTTGTTTCCATGCAGATATACACAGAAGCAAAAGGCATATTTTTATTGTCCCGTTTAGTAGGATCGCGTTCTTTGCGTGGCATTACAGAATGAAGAATAGCTACTTCCTCATCAGGCTTTTTCTCAAATGTTTTTTGAATAAACTTGCCTACGTTTTCTAAGCCAAACCTTTGCACCGCTTGTCTTGCTGGCAATCTGTACTTACGAAATACAGTGTCAACGATTCCATACTGATCTTCAGCTACATAAAACTCTGATATGTGCCTTGTACTAAATCGTAAGCTGGTATTGTCCATTTCGACAAACATACAGCCCGTGCCAAAAACAACCAGATCCACATACATTTCGTGGACTTCAGTTTCAAAGTTAGACATTGTTATAGCTCTCATCATACGAGAACTAGTATCTTCTAACCAAGCTTGCACTTCTTCATCACGGCCTAGCTGGTCATCTTTTAGCGTTAAATGAAACCAAGGCGTAGCTCCGCTTGTAAGCATTCCGTGCAAAGAAGATGCAAGTAAATCAACGGCTTGCAGTGCAGTACCGTCAAATATAAGTTCCATTCTTTTTTCACCGCGACTGCGCTTACGCACAATATCGGCTTTGCGTGGCAGCATGTAGTCTGCCAGTTCCTGATAATGGCTATCCCAGTTGGAACGCTGGCTTTCTAGGTATTCAAACCTAGCTACGACTTCATTCTGCTTTTCCATGTCCTATCCTAACAATGTAGGTTTCATCACTGAGTTTTCGGACTCTTTGCCCAATATCCCAGCAACTTGCGTTGACTTTATGCTCTTACGTCCACGCCGTTCCTGTGCCATAGCATCTTCTGACAAGGCAGCAGCTTGTGCGTAATCAGTCTCATCAGGCGGCTCTGGGGCTGGTGGTGGTGGCGGCGTAGATATTTTTGGCGTTAAGAAAGACATTTTATACCTCTTTATGTAGTAACAAGAATACCATACTCATCAGTTTTACCAGCAAGACCGCTACGTTTACCGCGTGTTCTGCGCTTACTGCGTCCCATAATGGTTGGATCGCCAGATACAATTACATCATCTTCTATTACTTCTGGGGTTATTTCTGGCGTTATTGCAGGATCATCTCTTGTTTGCTGTTCTATAGTTGGTTTGGAAGCCAACGGGCTTGCACTAGCTTGACCAGTAAAAGTTCCGTTTTCATCGACGCCAACAATATTACCACCGCTAAACACAGGCTTGCCACCAGCAATAATTTTTTGAAGCATGGATTCGTTCATTTGTCTTTTAAGTATAGCACCACCAGCAGTGGTAATGCTTGGAACAAGAATGTCTGTTTCACCTCTAGCCTCAGAAACCATTTTGCCAAGTGCGTTAAAATTGCTTTTACTGCCAAACTCAGAACGCCCAGCTAACGCCGCCGCATCCTTTGCACCTTGCCCAGTGCTACCTAACATTGCTTGGAAAGCACCAGGGCTTCTGCCCATCTGTGGGGCAGGGGTAGGAGCTTTAGCACCAAAGTCAGGATCACGAGTAGAGCCAGCTCTATCTCTAGACTGCAAAGCTTCAGCAGACTTTGTTAGCTGTTGCTTTTCAAACACAAGTCCTCTGCTAATTTCTTCTTCTCTGCGTCTGCGATCAGGCTGATTGTTTAAGAATGCGTCAAATTCTTGATCTGCTCTTGGCGTTGGGGCTGATACTTCAGCACCGCCAAAGATATTGGGGAACTGTTTTTTCTTTGGGGTAGAATTATTACCCCCGTTTCCACCGCCGCCGCCATTACCACTGCCCATATCAAGTCTCCTTTAACTTAAACCAGCCAAGCTTGCCAGTTTCTGTCCGTAACCATATAGCTTTATCAAATCCCATTTCGGTAAACATACCGATTAAATAACGAAATGATTTTGCTATATTACTCTTTCCGCCCAAACAAATAAAGTCCACAATCCAAACTGTATCCCCACCCCCACTAAAACCATCCACAGGAAATACATTTTCTATTAAGTATTTTTGTATCTGTCGCTCATTAGGAAAGCCCCAACTTGCATAACCTATAGGCTCAAAATCATCATCACAAAACAGAACGTACTGGCCTAGACTCATAGGCGTATCAACGTATTGCCGTACTTCTTTATCGCTCCACCAACTATGATATTCGCTATTTTCTACCAGTGCCAAAACGAACGGCTTTGACATTTCGTGCGTCATATCGAGAAAGGATTATATTCATTAACCGCGACTTGTTGCGGAGGTTTAGTAAAGCTTTGTTTATTCTCCAACCCAACAGCCAGATACCTAAACGCATCCGCAGCATGGCTCGTAAAGTCATGGCGCGGGTGATCTCTAAAAGTTTTTTTACGGTCATCCCATTCCTGCCTATACTGACGTAACATCTCTACGCCTGTGTCACATTTATCTCTATCAAAGTGGCATTTAGGTAAAAGCATTCTTGCCGCGTTAATACCATCAGCGACTTTCATCTTAGGAATAACTCTAAATCTAATACCCAAACTAAATGCTGTTTCCAGCCTACTCTTACCGCTACCTAATTCTCGTACCTCAATGTCGTGAGGAGCCAAGTGATCCCCCCAGTGGTAATCTTTCTGCCGTAATATCTCAGCATAATGATCTAACCCAACACCGCTACTCTCATAGTAGTCAATAACATTAACAGCACCGCTTCTAAATACTTGTGCAAACCATATGGCTGTTGAATCGTTTATACCCAGATCCCAAGCGGTATGCACAGGGTAAGCAGGATCATATGGTACTCTTGTAATACGTCCAGTATCATCAGCATCTGCGAGCAACTTTCCATAGTAAGCCCCTATAATAGCAGCCGTGAACGAACACTCATATTCCTGCTCATACTGCTCTGGCGTCATTTGCACCCGCGCAGCATCCAGTTCGGCTTCTTTAACTAGCTGGCTTTCACTGGCCTTTACAATCTTCCAGTACCACTGGTCAGAACCATTAGCTTCCTCAGACTTAGCTTGCTCTAATAGATCAAAAAAATGATTATGCCCTGCTGGTGTACCTAGAAACACCGCGCCACCCTCTCTGTCGGATAGGGCTGGTCTAACAACTTCCCCCCACACTCTAGGGTTCTGCATACCAAATTCATCAAAGATACATAGATCTAAGTAAATACCACGCAAGCTATCTGGGTTTTCTGCTGATAAGAGGGTTAGCCTAGCACCGTTAGGAAAATCTACACGCAACTCAGTTTCATTAAACGTAGCACCTGGTATTACACCAGCATAGTATTTCACATAATCCCATGCAATCCGCTTGGCCTGTGTAAAGGTAGGGGCAACAAAAGCAACTCTAGGTCTTGGTAACTCACAAGTCAGAGCCTTCTTTATCAACTCATTAACAGCCCAGACAGTCTTACCAAAGCGTCTGTGCATAACTAACACATTCCATCGCTTTAAATGAGTGTGCATCTCAGCCTGTATAGGACGAGGCTTATAAGGTATCTTAACTTGCATCCGCCTCAGAAGTCTCCCAAACTATCCTAACAGTACCGTCACTAACCTCTACACCAGCACGGCTCTTATTATCACCAAACCTGTCAGATATTACCTTAGACGCCTTCCACCTAACATGACTAGCATAATCCCTCAAGACATTAGGATCGTAATCCTTACGCCTGTGCAAAGCATCACTGTATAACTCATCAAGCTCCTCTAATGCCTTCTCAGCACTTTGCCTCTGTGCAGTCCTAATTATACCCTCAAACTCGCTGTCCTTGCTCATCCTACTGTATAAAGCAGCCCTGCTAACACCAGCTAACTCACACGCCCTTACAAGGCTGTGCCCGTCCATTACTAGCTCCTCAACGCTGTCTAGCTTCATCTTTGTAAGTCTAGCCAAAGTAACTCCTGTCTGTGTGCTGTATAGTACTATTTAACACATATATAGTGAGGCCGCGCTGTGCGGGGGCTATGGCCTCGCAAGCATCCCCCGCCATGCCTGACCAGCAATATTGCACGCCTAGCGATCGCATTGCCGCACAAGCTTTGTCTGCTTTGTATGTGGATTGCTTAGTAAATACAATCTCAATACAACCATACACAAGCCTTGCCTATGCTATGCCATGCTTGTCTATATAGCTATGCACGCAATACATACTTACCTAAATAGCATGAATAGTGTTGACAGTAAATATTGCAAGCATTGCATATTTATGTGTTGACACTATGCAAGCATTGCTATATCAGGGGATTATCACTAGCAATTACAAGGATAAAACAATGTCATTAGATTATAAAACAGAAGAACAAGTTATCGCATTAGTCCAGACTTATGCTGATTTTTACATTCATGACAAGCTGGCAGATCAGGAAGCTGATTATAGCAAACGTCAACAGCTTCAATATAAAGCTGATAAGCTGGCTATCAAAGCTTATGACTCATGCAAAGCATTGGGCATCAATCCAATGCTTGTTTCACCAAGAATATAAGAGGGCAAAAAACAATGTTTATTAATCATCAAGACCTACACAATGGCATGAATACAGATGACCTATGTGAAGTATGGTTTTCATTCATTACCTATCATGGCTTAGAGCAAGAGGCAGATGAATGCGATAATGACGCTAAGCTACTATTAGACTATTTGAAAGGTGCGCCTATTTGTGAATGGCTAGACCGTTATATTGTTGCATGGTGCAAAGCTTGTGACGCTGAGTATTCACTAGGTCATAGCATTCAATCAAGCAATGGTTGGAAAGTGCCAACAAATTAAAAGAGAAAGGGCAAAACAATGTTTATTAATCATCCAAAAAGAGTAGCACAATATAAAGCAATCACTTTCATGGTCTTGCTTGCTTGTTCAATCGGAATTGGGCTGGCTGGCTCATTCATCATGGCAACCATACACCATGCTGAAATAGGTTTCTGGCTAGGCTTAAGCATAGTCTTTGTGGCTATCTTTACCTTTTTCTGGGCAATGCTTGGCCTAGTCTTTTCAGTCATTCAATACAATAACGCATAAATTCACTAGCAAAGAGGGCAAACAAAATGAAACAATTATCTAAAACTGAAATGGCTGTTATGGCTGGTAAATCAGTTTATAGCAATCGCGTTAAATCCGTATCGGATGGAATGGCAAAGACTGAAAGAGTCATAAAGAAAAGTACTAATATAAAGCTTGGCAAGAAAGTGACACGCGGCAAGCTTAAAGGTTTCCCGATTTACACTGTCACATTGCAAGAAAGAGCTACATGTCCATCATCATGCATACATTGGCATGATTGCTATGGTAACAATATGATGTTTGCAATCCGTTACAATGCGGATGATCAATTGCTTGCCATGATGGAAAGTGAATTGAAAGAATTACAAGCAAAGCATTCTAATGGCTTTCTTGTGCGATTGCATGTATTGGGCGATTTTTACAGTGTCGATTATGTCGCACAATGGGCTAAATGGCTTGGCATGTTTCCCGCGCTTCATGTTTACGGATATACCGCTAATCAGTACGACGCGATAGATAGCAAAGAAAGAGCGATAGGGGAAGCTTTGCTATCGTTACGCCTAGCTTGTGGCATTAGATTTGCTGTTAGGTTTAGCGGATCATATAACGATAATTTCGCGGCATTGTCACAAGATGATCAAAGAAGTGATCAATTGATAGCAGATAAAAAAGCTTTTCTTTGTCCTACTCAAATAAGCAAAGAAACAGGCAAGCTTGCCAAGAAAGATGAAGAAACATTAGTGCCAGATTGTGGCGCGTGTGGCTTGTGCTGGCAAGCTTCAAAGCCAGTCGTATTTTTAACTCACTAGGAAGGTAAAACCCATGATTAAAGAACGTAATGAGCCTATAGCAAACATAACTCTATCATATGCTGATATTGAGATTATTTTAACAAGCTTAGAGCATTATGTACCGCGTACTAGTCACGCGGCAAATAGAGACACTCGCGAGTTAATGCAATTAATAAAACAGCATGAAACAAGGTTATTCAAAGCAATAAAAGAGGCAAAATAAATGTATACATATAAAAACAAAGACGGACATATCGTTAAATTTATAAAGCCAGTATCAAAGAAAGCGCAGAAAATTCTAGGTTTCAAAAACATTAGAAGAAAGGCAATCAAATAACTAATGGCTGGCACGCCTAGCGCGTGCCGCGTCTTTGCTTGTCCTAGCACGGGACAGTCAAAGAGGCGAAAGCCTATAACACTAGCAACCAAGAAAGGTAAAGCTATGCAAAATATGGATAATGATTTTAGTCGCGATATACTTATATCAGCAATGCAATCAATATTAGAAAACCCAAGCTTTGCAAACATGCAAGAACAGTTAGGGCGATTGACTGATATTGAAAAGCTTCATTTAAAAAAGCTTATTGATATGCAAGTGACTAGCAAAGCCAAGGCATTAGATGAATTACTGAAAGGCAATGATAATGGTTAATAAACTCTATGTCTGTTTAGGCGTGTTTATGGTTATCTTTGCATCATCCATGCAAGACACGATTAACAACCCAATGCCTGGTAGCGTGTTTGCAATCCAGATATTGCTTATCTTGGCTGGCTTGGTAATCGCTGTTTATGGTGGCTATAAGAACCGCTAACAAAATAAAGCTAGGCAGATTGCTTTTGCCTAGCTTAACAGCCCTGACAGGGCTTTAAATCGCCGTTAATGGCAACAGTAACAGAGAAAGGGCAAAACTATGGAATATAAACAACAAAAATTTGAAACACGCAAATTATGGGCATTGACAGGCATTGCGGCAATCATTGGAAAAGAGCCTGATATTGTCGGCATTACCGATTTATCTTGTTCATGGAGCAAGCAGTGTCCTTTTAGTGACGATTTTTACACTTGGGTCAGCATCCAAACCAAGAAAAGGATAGTTGTTACTGTATATCGTGACATGGTTATAGATGATGACGGTAGCCTTGACCTAGCCTATAGGCTTGTTGGCTACTGCCATTTTGAAGGCGTTAATGTTTTATGGAAATAAAAGAGAAAGGGTTGTGCCAAGGGCATCAGCACAACCCAGCCTCACTAGCAAAGCAAGGAAGGATTTTAATAGCATGACCAAAGCAGAAATCAAAGCAGAAAGAGCAAGGCTTGGTATATCCCAAGGCTTAATGGCTCAGAGAATAGGCGTATCACTTAGAACCATATCATATTATGAGAAAGGCGAAGTGCCTGTGCCAAAAACTATTGAATTGTTGATCCAAAGCAGAAAAGATGTGGAAAGGCTAACTAAAGAATTACAGCTAGCAGATAACCATATTAGTAAAATAGAGGCCAGCAATGCCAGTATATAACAGAAACGTAGATACGCGCACATCACCCAAGGCAGGAATGCGCCATACTAGAAGTGAAACCATGCAGAGAAAGCTGGACACTGAGGGCTGGCAAAAGAATGCAGAAATGTTGCCAGATGATGCGTTTGCAGATGAAGCAGTAGTGCAACAGGAAGTTGGTACAATCCGCAGGAAATCTACAACAGTAGAGACATGCCTGTGGCACTACGAAGTATAACTTAGCAATGCCGCGTGGCAGTACTACTAAGCAATGTTTCTTTTTTTATACAAATATAGAAAAGCAATATTGCGAAGGAAAAACTTGCTGCGCGGCTATACACAGCGAAGCTGATTATACGAACAGAAAAAAAGCTGTCAACCCTCTCCGTAACTTTCTCTGACAATTTCAAACCAAGTCGGCAGAGAAACCTCACACACAAGACTAGGATCATAAGAGAAATCGCGGCACACAGCCATCAACTGTATCACGCACTTGATCGGTCTGTTGTTAAACTTATAAATTAATACAGGAAACATATCTGTGCCTTCAGCAGAGTCACAGGCTTGCTTCCACCAGCCTTGCTTGTAGTT